AGTGTGATGCCCCCTGAGTCTGCAGTGGTATCAGTCGGTGTGGAGGTATCGCCGAGCAGGATGTTTTTATCCTCGACACGCACTTCCGACGTGCTGATACTGGTCAAGGTTCCGTTGACTACGAGGTCACCGCCAACTGTTAGATCATTGCCGATCGTGACATCGTTTGGCAGTCCGACTGTGACTGTAGTGCCAGTGCTGGAAACATCTACCTCATTGGTTGTCCCTTGAACCGTGATGGCCCCACCCAGGTTGACCGTGCCTCCATTGATAGTGAAGGAGCTGTTTGTGAGTGAGGTGTTCGGGATTGACGCCAGGCTGAATACACCCGACGTTGAGTTGTAGGCGATACCCGTCGCGCTGGTTGAGCTGACTGCAGCTCTGGATCTGGCGTCGGTGTAGTACAGATTTGACGCTTCGCTGATCACCTGAGTGGTGATGCCCTGGAGCGTTGAGGCTCCAAAGTTGACAGTGCCTGTGAAGGTCTTATCGCCGTCAATAGTTTGAGTTGTACTGAGCGTTGTGAAAGACCCGGTTCCACCAATAGCGATGATGCTGGTGGCGTTTGCGCTGCCGTCGTCCCCAAAGCCGTAATACAGATTATTATCTGAGGAAACTTCGTTAAAGCAAATTTCGCCCGACTTGAGTGCTGCTGGAGCACCGGCTGAGCCTGACGCAGCTCGACGTTTAATTTGAAGAGTTACTGCCATTAGAATGCTCCGCCGTTAATGCGTAAATCGTTTTCTAAGAGTTGAGTGGGTTGAAATAAGGATCCGTCCCATTCCAATACTGCTCCTGCATTCCCATTATTAAGGTTGCCGATTGCAGTGACATTGAAGAAGGTTGCCCCCGAGAAAGATGGTCCTTGAGGGCCTGCTGCGGTCAAGGTGACAACGCTGGCAGGTGTCGGTGCTTGGGCGGTCACTAAAGCTTTAGTTTTGCTTACTGTGACTGTTGACGGAGAACCAACTTGTACTTCTATTTTATTGGCATTTGATTGTGAAACTGTTACTGACGTTGAAGCCGGTTTTGTAACATCAACCTTGTTTTGTAAAGTTTCCGAGACATCAATGATCTTTGATATTGGCCTTGATACTTGAACTTGAAATGTCATGGCATACCCGAGATTCCAGTGTCCAACTTGGTTCTACCCTGTAGTAGATAAAATCTATCGCCCCCCGGTTCAGTTATTAGCACGTCATATAGGCCATCAGTTGTGATCCCTTGAGTGGTTGCAGCTGTCAATTTAAGGTTGAATTTGCCAGCACCTTGATCAGTAAATGTGCTGATAAAGGTTGCAATATCAGATCCACCTGTCCGATCAACAATTTTTGAGGTAACTGTGTACCCACTCATATTTACGCCGTTTCCAGCGGAATCTTTATATTGCAGATCCAGTAAAAATGTTGCGCCTTGATGGATTGTTATGTCAAATGTACCCGGATCGACCATAAAGTTTACCGCTTTATCCTTTATGTATTGTATCCACAGCTATTATTAATTTAGAGGGCCTAGTTAATTGGAACCAACACTACCACTCAGTATTGTTATATCTGTTGTAGGCGGTGCGGCTGCAGGTTTTTTAGCTCTTGGACGTAAGTTTGGTGATATGGAGATTCGTCACCAAACACACATTGAGAGGCTCGATCATCGCGTGGACAGTGTTGAGCTTAAACTTGCTAAAGACTACATTGAGAAAAGCGATTTGCAAACCATGATGGAACGCTTGGAAGACAGGATGGAGCGTGTTGACAATAAATTAGATCGTATTTTGTTAGGTTACGATAGAGACGCACACGGATAAATTTACAATGGGTATCATCGAGAGCCCTATTTTTTGGATTGTACTTGCCGCTCTTAGCGAGATTTTGGCAGTAATTCCTAACGAAAAAGTCAAATCTAATTCCCTGCTTCAGCTCGCGTCCTCTGCGCTCAATGCGCTGTTGTCAAGCAAAAAGGGAAAGTAACCTGGCCGCCCGATGCTCAGGCGGTTACGTTTTTTGAGACACGATCAGCCTTTGAGAAGCTGCACCGAATCATTCAGTCGCAGAAGTTCTACAAGACTTTGAGTTCAAAGCTTGATCGCGAGGAGCAAAGGTGGCACGACTCCCAGCCAACTACATCTTCAATCGAACGAATCGAACATCCACCAGATGGTTCGATGGCACAGAAGCTGCTGGGCGGCTCTATTCAGATTCGTCACAAGTTCTTTAAAAGCGATGACAACAGGAAGGTTTGATCCAGGTAAGCTTCTGGACTTTTTTATTTGGTTTGACAAGGACAATCCAAACCATGTCGAAGCCGCAAAGCTTTTGCAAGAGGAATGCGAGGCACTCGATCAGGACATGATGTCGGACTACGCATCATGGGTGCGTCTTTATCGAAACAAGCGTGACGTCGCTGTTTCACTGAAATTTACGCCTCAATTGTTTGAGCGACTCACTGGGTATGCAGCCCGCAAGTTTGACGCGGAATTTTGCCACGACTGTGCTTACCTGTTTGAGGAAACAGGATTTAGCGATCACCTAGAGCCGTCAAGAATGTTGATGGCTAACCTCATGCACGAAAGTGCAAACTTCAAGTATATGAAAGAGATTGCCTCGGGAGAGGCCTATGAAGGACGTCAAGATTTACAGAATACGCAGCCAGGTGACGGAAAATTGTATAAGGGAACGGGACCCTTGCAAGTGACTGGAAGAGGTCACTTTCAGGCCTTTAGTGATTGGTTGCGAGATAGCGAAGGTATTGATGATCCAAAGATCATGGAACTGGGTTGTAATTACGTTGCTGACAAATATCCTTTTTCAATTGCTGTTAATTGGATTAAGCGCAACAATCTTTTGAAAGTATGTTTAGAAGATGGCTTTGACGCTTGTTGTTATCGAATCAACGGCGGCTGGAATGGCTACCAACATCGTCTTGATTGCTACGAGATCTGTCGAAAAGTCATGAATTAATCCAATGATCAACAAAGACAATTTTATTGCAGGCAGACCTAAAAAGACCTCCATCGGTGATGGACGCCGCAAAGGATCTGACGCGGGACGAACTAAACGTTCACCTCGTCGTAAGACTTACAGAGGGCAAGGAAGAGGGTGACTGATTTTCCTTGGGGAGTATCTTCGATGATATTGCTGTTGTTAATAGGGACAACCTACGCAATTGTCACAATCATTAGGCTTGATGATTAGTCCTGTTCAATAAATCTTTTCCAGCCTGTTGCCCAGGCATAAATGTCAGGGTTGGAGTCAAGTGGAGCCATTTCCGAGAATCCACGTTTCCAACCCTCACGACGCATAATATCTTCAATACGCTCTTTGATTGAATTCAAATCTTCTAAAGACCCTGTGTATCGGAATCGAAGATATTTAGCTTTAGAGTCAGCCATGCCTGATATGTGATCCCCCGTGGATCTCTTTATGCAGCTCGATTGCGGTCTCCAAGCTTCTCTTGGCTTTAAGCAAATCGTCTAGCTGCTTGTCTGAATCTCCCTTGTACTTGTGGGGGTAGCGTTGAATATACTTTATCGCGTTTACGGTAACAAACTTAAGCAAACCATCGGCACCATACATGCTCTTAGCAACATCGTATGGTTGAACTCCTTGATTGTAGTGATCAGGGTTTTCAATTTTCGTTGTTACTGCTTCACCGACTGCTGTGTTCAGATGGTCTAAGCAAACGGAAGGTTCTTCATATGAAGAAGGGGGGTCAACCTGTAGGTAGTCCCCCCGTCCTGATGTGGTGTTGAACATTTGAATGAAGCTTTAGCTCCTTTCATGTAACCGCTTCTAGGCGGCCTCTGTTTGGACCTTATTTGGCGACCTCGTAAGGTACGCCTCTGTAGACCAGACTGATCGGTTTGGCTCGCAGGGAAGCCTTCTGGGAGCCTCTCAGCGCCGTTTTCTTCTGGACCTGCTTACGGACGATCTGAAGCACGTTCATGGTTTCTCTCCATGGCCCCGGCCCCCGTTGCATGGCCGGTGTTGATGCAACCCCTAGAGGTTCAACGTTGTTTCTACTTTAGCCATTGACATCCTGCCTTGGATGTTTTATGAGACGTGGGCCTGTTTTTGTCCAGTAGCGTCCCTTGAGTCCAATGCTTGGACTCCCTTGTGCCGGAACCAGTCTCATTTTTTTGAGAACTTCATGGCATGCAGGGGGTCAGGAGTTCGAGTCTCCTTGGCTCCATTTCTAAAAGCATTGCACCGCAAGGGGTTACGAGAAATCGCGACCCCTTTTTTGCTGTCTCTTTTTGAGAACAGCTAAGACTTAAAGGCCAGGCTGTCCTCTTTTGAGGCCGCTTGTTCACTGGGATCTCTTGCAATTACAGCAATTCCATCCTAAAAAAGACAAGTCACGTGCCCAGTAGCCCTGTGGGTAGACCCCCTTCTCTCACCTCTCTCGAACAACTCAACGCCGGCCTGAAACAGACAGGCGTGAGATACCGCATCAGAACTAACGATCAGACGCCTCGCATCCAAATTCGCGCCATTGAGCGGTTTGAGGATGGATCAGAGGTGCGATCTGTCGAGCTGTACCACCAAAAGCCTGGTGATTTGGAAAAGGCTCGCGACCTGTGCCTGGAGTTACAGCAGGCGGAGTACCCCTT